ATGAAGTTACTGTTTCTGTTGAAACACGTAAAATGAGAAGTCAATGGACTCCTGAACTTGCTCAAGATGTTAGTGCTTTCCATAACATTGATGCTGAAGCTGAGTTAACTGCTCTCCTTTCAGAGCAAATGGCTGCTGAAATCGACCGTGAGATTCTTCGTGATCTTCGTAGAGGTGCTGCTTGGACATTGCGTTGGGATTATAATGGATTGCGTAAGCAAACTAATACTTACTATGGTACTCAAAAAGATTGGAATCAAACATTGATTACTAAAATTAATCAAATCTCAGCACAAATCCATAAAGCTGTCCTTCGTGGTGGTGCATCTTGGATTGTTGTTTCTCCTGAGATTAGTGCAGTATTTGATGACCTTGAATACTTCCACGTAAGTAATGCTGCTCCTGAACAGGATAAGTATAACATGGGTATTGAAAAGATTGGTACTCTTTCTGGACGTTACCAAGTATTCCGTGATCCTTATTCTCCTGCTGGAACAATGTTGATTGGTCACAGAGGTAGAACAATACTTGAAAGTGGGTACGTGTACGCCCCGTACATACCTCTCCAGTTAACTCCTGTGATGTATAATCCATTCGATTTTAAACCTATTAGGGGTATTATGACAAGATACGCTAAGAAGATGATTCTTAATCGTTATTATGGTCGTATCTTGTGTGATGGATTGCAAACATTTGGTATTGGTGACTTGAAATAGTCTTAGTTCTAATATATAAAAAGGGTGAGAATTAATTCTCACCCTTTTTTATGATTTTTTCATACTTAAATTTACCACAATCCCATATTCGATCATATCCAATTTCCTGCATCATGTCCCATTCCGTTTTATTAATGTCAAAATAATTTGGATATTTTAATCTTAATTTATTTTTACCAAATCCAAATTTATGTAATCGACCGCTTCTATGTGATTTTCTATAATAATATTTATAATCTGGTTTTAAAATATTAACACATTTAAATCCTAATTTAATATATAAATTATCGTTTTGATTTGGAGTCCATCTTCTATCTGCAAAACTAATAATTCTATTAGGATTATATTGATTTATGAAAAAATTTAATAATTTAGAAGCCATTCCATTAATTACATAACCATTCTTCACAGCATACCTTGTTAATTCATATATATCATTAGTATGACCCTTAGATTTAGACATATTCCGTTTATTATCAAAACACATAATAGAAACTAATTGGTTGTTATAATATGCACCAATACAAATTTTTGATTTAACGTTACCTTGTATGTGATTTTCATTTAAAAATTCTTTTTTTATATCATTATCTATTTCATTAGAAATTATACATTTTCGAGCATGTATTTTTTTATTACATTTTTTCAATAAATATAATAATTTATTTTTAATAATTTCTTTTTTTTCTTCCCATTCATCTTCATGTAAATGGTATAAATTAATATTTTTCTTTGCTGCTATCAAAGTTTTATTTAAATGATAATTAAATGTTTTTTTACCATAAATTTCTGTATGATATAAATTCCCATTATATTCAATACCAATATTATATTCAGGTAAAAATAAATCAATTTCTAATCCATCTAAATATTTTCTTTTTGATTGTTCTACTTTTATATTATTTTCTTCTAAGAATAATTTAATTTCATTTTCGGATTTAGAAGTTTTGCTTTTTTTTATAAATTTATTTGTATTTTTACTAATAATACTTAATTTATCTTTAGTTCCCTTAGAAACTATATCATCATCACCATATTTTAATTTATATTCTGTAACATTCGTATTATGTTTTTTTAAATGAGTATTATTAATAATTTTCATTTTTTTACCACAAATTTTACATTGAACTAAACCCATTTTAGAAATATCTTCATAATTTTTAAAATATTTTTCATCTTTTTTATTATCTTTTAAATATTCTTCTATTGTTTTATTATGAATTTCTTTCAAATGTTTTTCATAAGCACCTGATTTATTATTTATATCTGTGGTAGTCCAATCACAATAATAACATTTTTTAATTTCTTTTATTTTTTTATAAACGAATTCAAAATATTCATCATACCAATATTTTCCTGTTTTATATTCTAAGGATTTTCTTTTATAGTTTGAGGGTATTTTAATATTATAATATTTTTTTAAATGATTTGTTATTGATCCTGATTTATTTTTATAATCATCAATAAAAATATTGGTTTTTAAACATTTAGCAACAATATAAAAACCATCCCTTTCTGGATAATTCTCTTTAATTTTTTTATCAAATTCGTATGATTTTATAGTTTTTTGGATAAAAGTAAAAGAATAAGGATATTCTTCTTCTAATTTTCTCATTGAAACTCCAGAAATATATTTATTATATATTGCATTTTTTTCTTCTATATTGATATCTATTTTTTCTAACATTAATTACATTTTAAAATTTTTACAAAAATAAATAATTTATTCAATTAAACAAAAAAATCCTGTCAATATATATCAACAGGATCTAAATTTTAAGAATTAAATTTTAATATATAAAAAATCCAATAAAAAATAAAACAAAATACCAAATAGCTAATAAAGGAATTTTATATTTTCTTGGTTTAGCATCTATTTTAGACATCCAATAAATCCACTTATCATACCATTTATCGGTCGTACCAACATAGTAGTAGGGTAATCCTCTATGTTTATTATAAACAACGTTAAAACCGCCCAAATACATCAAAATACATGAGAATATAGATATTAATGTTATTGAATCATAATATTGCCATGTAAGAACAACACTAAGAAACCAAAACACTCTTAATAATAATTCATATGTGTGATTTCTTTTTTTTGTATTATCAATTTCAGCATCACCTTTTGCATCAAAATAAATTGTCCCTAAAAAGAACAATTTTAATATCAACATAATTATTAAATCGAAATTTCCTTGTATCATATTATTTATTTTAAATTTTTATCAGCCCAATCTTTAAATTCATATGGATTTAAAAACGGATCTATATTATATTTTCCTGTGGAATTTAAAAATCTTATAGCATGTTCATAACAATATGTTTTACGACTAGTTTTACTACCATACCATTTACCAAAAATAATTTTAACTAAATGCCACCAAAAGTTTTCAAATTCATATGGGGTTTCTTCAGCATTTTTCAAATAATTTAAACCCTTTTCATATTCTTCATCTGACAACTCTAAATTATAATCCAAGTATTTAAAATATTTTCCATTAAATTTTCTTAAGTAATCAATCCATAATCTAGTTTTGACACCCTCAGATATAGCACCAGATGTTTCATCACCAAATCTAATTTCTACATGATTGTAACATTTTCTGGTTTTTAATCCTCTTAATACAGCCCATAACCACATACCAATATGAATTGCTATGGCAGATATGTTTTTTGTTCTAATAATTGTAATTGACTTCATAACTATTTTTTATATAAATAGATTTATTAAATAAATTATTTTTCATCAGTCCAATTATTATCATAAATTAATTCTTTTTTTGCTCTAGTTATAGCTACATATGCTAAATTTTTTTCTTGTTGTACTTCCCATGCCTTTTGAACTTTTTTCATTGGTAATAAATCAGGTCTAACAATAAATACTCTATCTGACTCTAGACCTTTACTTTTATGTACAGTACTAAGAATAATACCCTCAACTTTATCAGTAAAAATATGTTGAATTTTTAATTTTAAATCATTAATGTCTTTAGATATTTTACCAATAAATAATAAGGTTAAAACTTTATCTTCTAATGCAGTGTAAGTTGAATCATCTTCAATATTAATAATACCTTTACTTAATAAATTACTTTTATAAATATTTAATTTTTCATCCCAAATAGATTTAAGTTGGTCTACTGTTTTTGCATCACCAATCATATCTATCAACGAATCACCTATTTCAGCACCTTTAATTGTAACTTTCTTTTCTTTTATTAGAAATTGAAAAAACAATTTAACTAATGGCATTGTTGTTCTACATAAAATAAAATCACCACTCTGTGCTTCTTTTAATACATCACCTTCTCTTACAACACCATCAATAGCAGTATCTAATGCTTTAATATCTGGTACATATTGTTGTGCATGTTTTACAATATTTTTTGCACATCTGAATGTTGTTGATAAACTTAGTTTTTTTGTGTTTGGTAATTCTCTATACCAATCGAATGTTTTATCATTAATTCCAGTAAACGAATAAATAGATTGATTTTTATCACCAATTAAAATAAGTCTACCAATTCTTTTACCTGTTTTGCGATCTTTTTTAACCATTTTATCAATCATCATTTGTTGAGCACGATTCAAATCTTGAATTTCGTCAACATAAACATAATCATAAGGAATTAAAAAAAGTTTATTATCGATTGCAGGTAAAAACACCATATCATTATAATCTATTGTTTTAATATCATTCATTGATTCTTCTAAGACCATAAATACACGCTTAATGTCTTTATCAGATGAATATTTAATATTATAACGATCACAAAGAAAAGGAACAAATCTCTTTTTCGTTGTTAATGTAACCTTACATAAACCGACTAATCTTTTAATACTTTTAAGATAATCATTTATTTCATCTTCAGAAGAAAATTCATTATGTAAATACCATTTACCTTTCTTTTTATTTATTATTTTATCTATTTTAAATTCATCAAAATCAACTTCTTTATATTTTCTAATAATAGAACCATAACCAATTCCGTGCAATGTTTGTGTTTTAATTTCTTTTGGTAATTTTTCTTTCAATTCATCTTTAATATGTGTATTAAAAGCCAAAAATAATTTAGATTTACCATCTGGAATATATTTCAATGATTCTATTGCTGTTGTTGTTTTTGCACATCCAGCAAATGCTTCAATAAGAATATTACCAAATCCATTTTTAATTTCATTAAAAAATAATTGTTGTTCTCTAGTCGGTTTAAATTCCATGTTTTTTTATTTGCAAATATAACACCTTTTATGAAGATATAAAAGAAATACCCAATTAAATTATAAAAATAATAACTATTTATATATAAAACATTCAATTATGAGTAATTTTATTGATACAAAAGATAAAAACAAATTATATCTTCATGTTAAACATGAATTGGGTTATCCATTTAGACCTTTTGAAGTTACGGACGAAATGTTGGATTCTTATTTAGAAATGAGTTTAGAAGATTACTCATCTATTGTTAATAATTGGTTGATTGAACAACAATGGGTAAATCTCCAAAATATGGATATTGATAAAGGTGATTTCTTTAATGCTTTTGTGACTAAATCAAATGATTTTATGGAATCATTTACTTATGCATATTCAAAACAAGTTGGTTTAGGAACAAATGCTCCTGCATCCAGAGGATGGGAATTAAAAAGAGACTATATAACTATTAGTGGTGATACTCAACATTATATTATACCTAAAAATAGAGAAGTAAATGAAGTTTTATGGGCTACACCACCGTCAATAGATCAAGGAATGATGGCTCCTTTTGCTGTTAGTAATTGGAGTGCTGGTCAATTTGGATGGGGTTATATGGGTAGACCTGCTCAATATGTTCAACCAACATATTCATTATTAATGGCTGCACAAGATAGACGTATGAAACAAAGAATTTTACAATCAGAATTAACATATAAAATAACTGGTTTAGAATCTGGAGAAAAATTATTACATCTATATCCTGTTCCGGGTAGTAGATATGAAATTAAAAGTAAATTCGGAAAACATTTTAGTGGTACTAAGGTATGGTATTGGTATTATGATACAGATAAAAATAATTTAGAGGATTGTTTAAAAGAAAACCCTGATGTTGTTAGATTACCATCTGATGTTCCAATAGATAATTTATATTGGAAAAAATTAAACACTGTTGCTAGAAGACATGTTCGTGAATTATTAGTTGCAAAAGTTAAGATAGTTATTGGTGGTGTTAGAGGGTTTTTTAGTGGTGATGTCTCATCAACAGATGCAAAACAATTAACTATGGATTATAGACATTTGTTAGATGAAGGAGAAAAATTAAGAGAGAGTATTTTTGAAGAGATTCGTAATAGTTTAGAGAAAATGAGTTTAGTTAATCTCAGTAAAGATCGGGCTGATATAGCTGAAAATGTAAATAGACAAATGGGATATCAACCAATGCCAAATCCATTTATAACTATGTAATTATATAATTAATTTATGAGTAGAAAAAAGAAAAATATTGATTTTGAAAGTAATAGATATGGTTTATTTATGAGTGATGAATCATATAAATTAGAAATGATGTATGGTAGACATTATTTAAATACAGATATTAAACACGATATACTATTATATAAAATAAATGTTATAAAATCAAAATCTAATGATTTATATGGTCAATCAAAACCAAAAGATAAATCATATTTAACACCAGTTCAATTAACTGGTTTCATTAGAATTGATGATTCTCAACAATCTACTTATGGTGATGAATCAGGGGTTGTTAGAGATGATTCTGGTAACTTAATATTTAATGTCTATTTAGATGAATTAAAAGAAAAGAATATTGATTTTGATAGAGGTGATATTATTGAATATAATATGGGTGGGGATTTTGCTAGATATTATGAAGTATTCAATGCTAATAATGTTGTTGATACTACTTCTAATAGTATTGGTGGATTTAGACCATATTATAAGAAAGTTGAAGCCTTACCAGTTAAGGAAGATCTCACGCATTTATTAAAAGTTTGATTTTTTGGTATATAATTCAAAATCATAAATTAAATCATTGTGTCTACCAGATGCAATGATTTTTTTATTATGAGTTGTTATTTCTATATTAGGAAAATAAGTATCTCCTGTAAAAATATTTTTTAATTGTGTCATATATATCTTATCGTATAATTCGTTTTTTATAAAATAATCATAGATCATACTTCCACCAATAATAAATATTTCTTTATTATTTTTAAATGAATTAATAAATTTAAATAATGCATCAAATGAATCAACAAAATATAAATTATTGTATTCTTTACTTATATCATATAATTCATATTTTCTACTTAGAACAATATTAATCCTATTCGATAATGGTTTACCTATTGATTCAAATGTTTTTCTACCCATAACAACAATATTATTCTTTGTTATGTTTTTAAAATATTTTAAATCTTCTGGTATATACCATAATAAAGAATTATTATTACCTATAACATTATTTTCAGATTTAGCTACGATTATATTGTATTTTCTATTCATAATTCAACATCAAAATATTTTTTCTTTAAATCAATCAATTTCTTTTTTATTAATTCATGTTTTTTTTCATCGTATAAATTTAAAGAGTGTCCATAATCAATATATATAGTTATAATAAAAGATATTAATTCTATTTCAGATTTAGATAATAATTTAGTTTTTTTTAAAATAAATAATATTATAAGTACTAATACAAGTATTATAATTGTTAATATTAACATTATTATATAATCCATTTATTCTTCTATTTAAACAACAAAAATATTAAATTAAAACATAATAAACAACTATTTATAAAAAAATAATCAACAATGAATTTAAAAGAAGTAATTGAAGAGGAATTTGAAAAAACCCAAACAGATTATCCAGATTTGATAGGTAAAACGTTAAGGTTAACAACCACTATAGAAACAAAATTTCGTGTAAAAAAGATTTTCTACCATGAAAAAAATGATCCAAACAATATAATTTTATATGGTAATCTTATTAGAGGTAATAATGAACATAGTGGAGAATCACTAAGAGTACCATTAGATAAATTTAAAAGGTTTTATAAAGAAAAGTATACTACTTGGAAAAGGAATGATTTTGAATATCAGGAATTGCAGTATTAAACAGCAATTTCCAATTCACTATCCAATTTAGTTATCCCATCAATATTTTCAATTATAAAATCATCTATGGTAAAATCATAAAAATTTTTATTTTCTTTTAATTTAATTGATGGTTGTTTATCTAATGATTGTTTGGTTAATATTTCAAATAAAGCATTCATATGTCGATCATAAACATGTAAATTCTGAGTTAAATGACAAAACTTACCAACTTTATAATTTAAATGAGAAGCAATCATCATTTGAAGTGCTACATATTGAATTTTATTGATATAACCAGCCATAATATAATCATTAGACCTTTGAATTAAAGTCATATCTAAATAAAATTCATCATTAATTTTTCTAACACTCCATAATGTTTCATAAGCACAAGGATCTAGACCCTTTGTTTCTTCTAAATCATTATATTGATACATATTCATAATATGTCTTCTACCAAAAGGATTTTCTTTTAATGATTTCAATAACTTATTGATTAAATCATATCTTTTTATAGTTGCTCCATACCTCTGACCAATACTATTTGTATTATTAACTTGCCACTCATCCCACCATTTTATGCCAAGATCGTGAGCAACATTTAAATCATTAGATTGCTTTTGATATATCCATAAAATTTCTTTAATTCCAGTTTTTATAGCTGTATTTCTAAGAGTTGTTAAAGGAAATTCACCCTTAGATATGTCATATTCTTCAAAAACCTGTGTAATAAATTTTGTATGTGCAGGTGTACCATCTTTATATTTAGGTCTAGGGTTTTCATCCCAAACACCATCATTAATTATTTTTGTTAATTTTTCCCTATAATATTTATCTGCTTTAATCATAAATTTTTATTTTAAATAATTGATTATTGGATGAGTCCGTTCGCTACTATGCAGGGCTTGGCTCGTATTGCAGGTAACCACTCCTGACCAAGTTCCGCAACTCTTTTTATAACCAATTATTGTTTTTTAATGATTGCAATATGTTTTAATAATAGAATCTATTTCATTTATTAATTTATCTGGCATATTTGAGGTTATTAATGTGATAGTTTCACCAACTTTATAGTTTTCAACAAACATAGGGATTGTTTCAGATTGTTTTCTACCAATAACATTGTATTGTTTAATACTTATATCATCCAAATTAAATGTTATTTCTTTTTCTAGTATTTCTAAATTTCCCTTCATAATAACGTTATTTTACACCAGTATGACCAAATCCACCTTCACCTCTTTGAGTTGTAGTACTAAACAACCCAACTTCATGAAACATTGCTTTTTCATGTTCAGCAATTACCATTTGACAAACCCTATCACCATCTTTAATTATATAATCTTCATTGGATAAATTAATCATAATAGCTTTAATTTCACCTCTATAGTCACTATCCACAGTCCCCGGAGAGTTTAAAACAGTAATTCCATTATTTGCAGCTAATCCTGAACGAGGTCTTATTTGTGCTTCAAAACCTATTGGTAATTCAATATAAATACCTGTAGGCACTATTGCTCTTTCAAGAGGTTTAAGTACAATATCTTCTTCAATATTTGCACACAAATCAACACCTGCAGATTCTTCTGTTTTATATTCAGGTAATCTGTTTTTTGATTCATTTATAATGTTTACTATTACCATATTTTTAAATTTTTTCTAAATCTTCAATATTTATTTTTAATTCTTTTTTATAATATTTTATTTTAACCAATAAATGAAAACTATCGATTATTTTAATTATTTTACCTTTGAATGTTTTAAAATCATTATAACCTTTTGATTGGTATAAATTTTCTTTTAAATATTCTGATGAATAAGCACAAACAAATATTTCTACATCATCACCAATATTATATTCTATTTTACCATATCCTTCACATTTAGAACAAACGTCTCTTTTACAAAATTTACCACACAAAAGACATTTACCATTATCTATATATTCACAACAACAACTAGAAAATGAACCCTCACCGTAACATTCATTGCAAGTAATAATCATTTTTCATTCTTTTTTATATAATTATCGATTAAATTAGTTATATCTTCTAAGGATTCATTAAAGTTAGTTAAATCATATAAATCTTTTTGGGTAAAATTATAGGTGTCTATAATTTCTTTATCTGATTTATCATCAGAATATTCATCATTGATTTTATTAATTGTTTTTAACAATTCTTTAGCTAAACCACCCCTATCTTCATCAATTATTGAATAACGACCATTGTACTCTTTATAGATTGAATCGTCAGCATAATAGTTTAAAACAACCATAAATCTTTCAATAAGGCCGTCATTATTCGTTAATATTTGTTTTATTTTCTCCATTTTTTTTATAATTTTCTATTATACTTTCAACTTCTTTTATTTCACTTTCAAAAAGCTTATATTCAAATCTATATTGATGAATAGGATTAGTTTTTATATTCTGATTGAAAAACTTCCCTTGTGATTCAGCATTTTCAAAATTCTCATATAATTCTTTATCTACATTAATATATGAATAACCATGTCCACGTTTAAAGAAAATATAAAATTTTTCATTATCCTCAAAATATATTGTTTTTGTAATATTTGACGAATCAAATATACACTCTACATATTTTTTTCCTTTGTCATCCGTAACTACTGTTTTTTCTAAAATCATATTTTTTATTTTTTAGACAATTCAACTTGATTTAATAATGAGTTAGCTAAACGAATAGCTTCAGGCATACTAAGATCGATAAATGCTTCATCATCATAATTTTCTATTTGAAGCTGTATTACACGGCCACCAATTACTGTTATTTTTTGATCATCATAATCAATAATTTTTTCTATTAGATTATTTTCCATATTTATTTTTTATGTGTTCAATTTTATTATTAATTTATAGTTAATGCAAAAATAAGTAATTTATTTATAGTTTACAACTATTTATGAAACTATTTATAAAAAAAGATTTAAATTATGATGCCAGATAAAAAATATAAATCTATTGATTATAGTTATGAAGTATTAAGAAATACTGATAAATATTTGGAATATGGGTTTGATAAATTACAAAATTTATTATATCGAACTGATAAAAATACTATACATTTACCAAGGTCTATTGATTTTTTTGATTTAGATTTAGCAATAAAAAATTTATTTGAGAGTGGTCAGCTTAGTTTAAATATTGACGGGAATAAAGTACCTACATTTTATATGGAAAATGAACGATGGGGAGAATTTTCTAAAACATGGAAAATGACTGATAAAGATAAAAACGTTCCAACACCTTATATTACTATTAGAAGGGTTGAAAAAAGTCCCGGTACTAGAATGGAAAAAAGTAATGTTGTTCAAAATAGACTTTTCACATATAAAGAGATACCAATAATGGATGATGGGCAATTAATAAAATTATTAATGAAAATGCCACAACCTACTAATGTGGATTTGATCTATGAAGTAAATTTATTTACAAAATATCGTGTTGATGTAAACGAAATGGATAAATTAATATTGAAAAAATACGCATCAAGACAATTATATATAAATATAAATGGATCGTACATGGCAACATTATTAGAAGATATTGATGAAGCAAATACAATCCAAAATATAGATGATGATAAATATATTGTTGGTAAATACAAGATAAAATTACTTGGTTTTATTCAAGATGAAAAAGATTTTAAAATAACTAAATCAACAAGATTACCCAATATATCTTATGATATTTAATCAAATTCAATATTATCTTTATTAACAATAAAACTATCTCCAATTGGGTAAGTTGGTAATTTATTTTGTTTAATGTTTAATGTATTTTTATATGTGTTATTGTATGTATTAGCATCAATATTATAAAAATTAAATTTGGTAAACTCAAACGTTTTATCTTCTTTATTAATGTGTATATCGAATAATATATCTTCTTGTGAACTTATTATTTGTGAATGTGAAAATTGATATATTTCACCATTTTTAGAATTAAAAAAAGTAAATTTACCATAATAAATATCATTAACTATATTATTCGGTATTTCTATGTCAGAAATATTATCATATACGAAATCATTGATTGGAATGTAAGGAATATAATAATTAAATATTTTATTCCTTACATTGGGGTTGATTTTATCAAAAACCTCTAATAAAAAAAATGATTTTTTAGCATAAGGATACTGATTATTTTCAAAACCTATATCATTTATACTTGTACTACCACTAAAATAAAATGAAATATCATTATCATTTAAATTTTTATATATTGAAAAATCACCATCAATAATCTCATTAATACTTTCAGTTTTAACCTTTTCAATATACGAATTAAAAATAAATTCGTCTTTAATAAATGAATTTTTATTATCGATTGGAATTTTTATAGTTTTATCTTTAAAATCCCTAATAAAATTATATTTAATTTTTAACATAAATCACCATAATTAGAAGTATCAATATTATTATCTTCTGTTATATATTCTTTCATAACAGGTTTGAATTTATTATATGTATTGGTATCAGAAATATCAGGTATTAATTTTAAAATATTATTATTATATAAATAATGTTTTCCATTTATAAATGGAAAATTAGTACCAATACCATATAAATTATCCACAAAACCTTTATCTATTAAATTCCTCCATATGTAATTACCTTGATCATCTAATTTAATTGCTTGTTCTGGAAATTCAACATATGTTCTACCTGAAACATTTTCAACATTTATTTCATTTTCTAAATAATCTATTTTTATGGGTATGAATAAATCATATTTCCATGTTATACTTTCAGTTGTACCAGAGTTATCATAGAATGTTTCAATTTTAATTGTTTTATCATATAATTTTGTTTCAGAATAATTATTTAAATTCCAATAAACAACATCTCCATCAATAATATCTCCAATATTAAATGACATCGTATCTCCGGTTAACATTATTTCATTATAAATTACTTCAATACTATAATCGTCTACAACATAATCACTAATATAAACTTTCTCATCATTATCAATTGTACCTATATAATTTTTTTTATAAATTGGCATAATATATAGTTCGGTTATTGGTTTACCAAACCAGTCATATTTATACTCTAAATTAATATCTTTATTTATTAAATAATAATATTTTATATCACCAAAAATATTTTTAGAATAACCTTGTTTATTAATAATAAAATCAGTGTTTTTTGCGATAACTTCAAATTTTCTTAAAAAAGTATTACCAGTAATATTATCATAATTTAATGTTTCGTCTAAATTATTTATTGGTTTAACTAAGTAAAAATCAAAACTATTAAATATATTTTTATTATCATTATTAACCTTTTTAAAAAAATCTTCAAAATATTCATAATTTGTAGTAATACCATTTAATAATGAGAAAAATTCAATACCCCCATAAATAAAGTATTTGTTTGAATTTTGTCTTTCTTTATCAAATTGATCTGAAACATTTACATATTCTGTAAGTTTACTTTCAATTATTTTCTTTTCAGTGTTTTTTAAAAATAATTGTTTAAAAATATCACTATTTACACCATTAATATGTTTATATTCGCCTAATTGTTCAATCATTTAAATAAAATTTAAATTGTATAATGTTTTTATTGCATCATTTTCATAGAAACCTTTAAATATATATGGGCCTTCATCATACAATGGTACATATGCACCATTGTAATCATTATAACTACCATTACTATTATTCGTATCATGATTATAATATATTGTATCTGAAGAATCTATGATATTATTATCCACCAATTTTTTTAAATGTATTGATCTTGAATCTATATTTGACAATATATTTAAATGTGATTCAGGTATTTCAATTATATCTGTTTTAAAAGTATCACCTCTTATTATATTTTTAGGGGTATAAATATCACCTAAAACATGTTGTTGAATATCTGTTCTATGTTCCAAAAACCAACTATTCCTATTCTGAGTATAATCACCAAAAATCATTTTAGAAACCATTAAATCTCTTTCTTCTCCATAAGTAGTATAATCACGAGCATATGAAAATTGTGGTATTAATATAAACATATTAACCCATTGAGCACCGAAATATCTTTGTTCTAAACCATAAAGGAATCCATTATCTGTTTTAATATTTTTATATGCTATTTTATTATAAGGAAACTCATAATTATATGTTTTATATTGAGTTTCGCCACTACTAATACTATCAAAACCACCATCTGTTGTTGGAGCTGTTCCACCTGTATAATTAATTGTTTCACCACTATAATTAAACACATCAGATTTAAAAATATAATTATCAATTAAATCTAAACCTGCTGTACGAAATATAAAACCACCTATAAGACAAACTTCTCTTTCATATTGTTCACCACTATCTGGTTCATTATCAGGTAATATTAATTTGTTATCTGGATCTTCTAAAGTGTTCGTTAACCAATCATTTTTTATGTATGTTGTTGGAAAAAACCCACTAACACTATAATATTTACCTATTCCCAATGAAAAATACTTTTTTTTCCATTTTTCACTTTCCATATATCTATCAAATTCGGAATCTTCTGGATTATCTTCATCACTAACATTTCTTAAAGAATATTCAGATTGTGGTATTTTTAATATCCCTCTAGTATTATAAGCTTTATCACCACCATAATAAGTATCCCCATTATGATTTTGTGTTATTGGTAATTCTGCTTCATTATCATTATAATCAATCAAAACCATTCCTAAGAAATTAGTAAAAACACCCTTTTCACTGTCTTCATCTATAGGAACCAATTCTCCTTGTTCATTAGTAATTCTTCTATCCCTATTACAATTAATAACTAAAACAAAAAATCCATTATTAACATAATAATAATATTCTGATTCATCTAATTCAACAATATCAGTTCTAGTATTTATTAAACTATTATTTTTATAATCATTAATATCTGTAAAAGTAGTACCTGTTAAATCTTTATCAATATCACTCTTATTGATATAATTAGGATAAGTAAAAACTTTAATATTTAAATCATTTGAACCTCTTAAAGTTCTAATATCCATATTTATTTCATTATTAGATTCATTAGATAAAAAATAGAAAGATGAATTATTTCTATCATCACCATCATAAGAAATATCTGGTGTACCAATAACACATGGTTCACCCATTGTACCAATTGTACCAAAAACAATTGTACTTGATCTTATTTGTGCTCTTATATTAAAATCTTGTCTAGTTATACCAATTTCAAAATTTTCTTTATCACCCCAAAAAGGTATTACATTAACACCGATTTCTTGTGTTTCAATATTTGGTAAATCTTCTAATCTTTTTTGTTCAATAATACTAAACCCATCTTCACTAAATAGATTTTCAGAATAACCTAAATTTTGAATCATTTCAATTGGTGACATAGAATATGGGCCAATATCTGTAATATCCACACTCATATGAACTGTTTGAATACCAGTAGGTACACCAAATAACATATAATCACCAGAATCATTAGTTATTGTAGTATATTTATAATATTTTTCATAAATTTCTAATTGTGTTTCATCTACGGATATTTCAACTTTATTTGGAAAACTACCGAATGGTTGTTTTGGTTTATAATTACCATTTTCATCTAAAATAGATGTTCGAGGTAATAAATTATATCTTTTATTAAATTTATTTATATCTCTGGGTGTTTCATATGGATATAAAGCTACAATATCTGGATTATTTTTATCTTCTTCTGATATAGGTATAAATAATGATATTCTTGCATTCGGAATACCAATATTATCATTACCATTAACTCTACCAACAACAACACCAAAATCAGAATTAAATGAATTGTATATATCTTTCTGTGTTATTTTTAAAGATAATACACTTAACTCTTCAGTATCTTGACTCAAATTAATTTTAAAATGAGTATCACTATTATTTAAATTTAATTTTATTCTTTTTGAATTATTACTCATAATAACTAAAGTATTTATTATAAATAATCAACATTATAAAAATATTTCGATTTTATGTCTTTTCTATAAAAAAATACTATTTATATATAAGATAATAATATAAAAAATTATAAAATAATAATATTATGGCAGATTTTGTTTTTACTTCTCCCGGTGTAAAATTCAGGGAAAGAAATTTAACTTATGTATCAAGAAATGTTGGTGTAACAACATTAGGATCAGTAGGTGAAACTATTAAAGGGCCAGCATTTGAACCTATTTTTGTTCAAGATTTTGGTGATTTCAGAAATCGTTTTGGTGGATTAAATTATGATAAATTTTCAAATGAACAATTAAAATATCAATTACCTTATGTAGCAAACTCTTATTTGTCTGAATCAAGTCAAATGTGGGTTACAAGGGTGTTAGGATTATCTGGTTATGATGCAGGTAAAGCATGGGCATTAAACCTTAGTGCTGGAGTTGATTATAATACTACTGGTGCAACAACTAATGTAACTAATAGTACAGATACTAGTAATGATGGTTTTTATTTAGGAACCAGAATTTTAGAAGTTGGTGATAGTGGTAATTATTTTTCTGGGTTTGAAAAAGTTGGTGCTAATTCTTTTGAAGGTAATTTTATTGAATTTACAGCAACAACTGTTAATGGTTTAGATATTACTGTTGACACTCAAACTACTGTTTATTCAGGCGAATCATTATCTGAATATGAAAACATGGTTTTAGGTGTTATTAGATCCAGAGCTACAGTTGAAGATATTGCAGATGGTGAACCACAATATAATTTTAAAACACAGAATGTTCAAATATCTAATAATTCAACTTTAAACGGTACTGGTGATATGTTTGGAGAAATTACCATCAGTGTTGATGTTATTACTGGTGATACGGTTAGTGAAACTGAAACTAAAGAATATGTTGTATCATTAAATCCTAATGATAGAAATTACATTGTTAATGTTTTAGGTAATAATGTGAAAGGTAAAAATACTCCAATATATGTTGAAGCGATTTATCCAGATTTAATAAAAAAATTAGATTCTGATGAATTAGGTTTTGGTATTAATGATACTTTAATAGATATTAATAGTAATTCATTTGCTGATTATAAAGAACAATATAAAACACCTCAAACACCTTGGATTGTATCTGAACTTAGAGGTAGTGAAATTGAAAGATTGTTTAGATTTATTAGTATTTCTGATGGAACATCTGCAAATAAAGAAATTAAAATATCAATACAAAATATAAATCCTGTATCACAAGAATTTGATATAATTATTCGTGATTTTAACGATACTGATGCAAATATGATTATTCTTGAATCGTATAGTAGATGTTCAATGAGAAAAGAATTGAATAATTATGTTGGTTCTAGGATTGGTACTAAAGACGGTGAATATGAATTGAAAAGTAATTATGTTATGTTGGAAATGAACCCAGATGCACCAGAAGATTCATTTGCTTGTGGTTTTGAGGGTTATTATGTACCAAATTTTGAATCAGAATATACGGATACTACTAGTGGTATTGATGGTGTTGTTCCTAAGATTTTTTATAATAAATCATATGAAAATGATGATAATATTAATAGAACTTATTTAGGTATCACAGAAAGAGCATATGATGGTACTAGTGTTAGAGGTACTGGTATTAACCAAAATTTATTTAATTATTATGGGGTTACTGAAAAAGTAAAAACAAAAGGATTTCATTTAGATTCTGGTAGTACACAAACATATGAAGATGGTACTTATGTTATTGGTGAATTTGAAACTGGTGAAGGTAGATTGAGAGATTATTCAGATATTGAATCTGCAGTAGATGTATATTATGAAGAAAATACTAGAAAATTCACATTAGTACCTTATGGTGGATTTGATGGTTGGGATGAACATAGAACAAATAGGACTTATGGTGATTTATATAGAAAGGGTGGTATATTAGATGGTGTTGCTGATGGTGTAACTCCGAAAACAGATTTTCAAGCATGGGAGAATGCAATTAATACCTTTTCAAACCCCGAAGCAGTAACAATTAATGTTTTTACCACACCCGGAATTAATTGGAGTGATAATAATATATTGGTTAAAAATACTTTGAGAATGATTGAAACTCAAAGGAACGATTCAATTTATATTATTGATTCACCAGATATTTATGATGAGTTAAGTGTAGGTGCTGAAAAACCCGATATTAGATTTTCTAAAGAAGTTACAGAATTATTAGAAACTGCTAATATTGATAGTAGTTATGCTGCAACATACTTTCCTTATATTCAAATAAGAGATAATGAAAATAATGCTAATGTATGGTTACCACCAACAGGTGAAATTGTAAAATCAATTGCTTTTACAGATAATATTAAATTTCCTTGGTTTGCACCAGCAGGTTTACAAAGAGGTGTTGTTTCAGCAATAAAAACTAGATATAAATTATCACAAGAAGCAAGAGATATATTATATTCAGGTAGAATTAATCCTATTGCTGAATTTGCTAATACTGGTGTTGCTATATTTGGTCAAAAAACGTTACAAACAACAGAAAATGCATTGGACAGAATTAATGTTAGAAGATTAATATTAGAATTAAAAGTATTGATTTCTAATATATCGACAAGATTATTGTTTGAACAAAACGATGATACAACAATAGATCAATTCTTAACCAAAACAAGACCAATATTACAACGAGTACAAAGAGAACGTGGTTTGAGGGATTTTAGAATTGTTATGGATGATACAAATAATACTCCTGAAAGTAAAGATAGGAATGAATTATATGGTGAAATATATATTAAACCAACATCCTCTCTTGAGTTCTTAGGTATTGGATTTACATTAATGCCTACTGGAGCATCTTTCGATGAGACAATATAACAAATTATCGAATTAAAAAAAGTCGATTAAATATTTAATCGACTTTTTTTTGTTAAAAATGTTAAATAAAACTATTTATATTAAAATAAAACTATGAAAGAAATAATAGAAGATCCTTTTTTAGGTGATGCAAAGGAACCATTTTTAGATAGTGAATATGTTTCTACTAAAAATATTGCAGAATTAAATACAAAAGAAAAGAAATTATCAAAATTTAATAGTAGAAATATAAAAAGGATTGGTGTAATAGATAACACACCTAAATTAAAGAACAAATTTAAAACTTCTAAATCTCAAAAGAGAATAAATAGAAGAATAAACAAATAATTTTAAAAATAAAACAAACAATTATGAGTGATTTACTATTAGGAGTACCTATGGATTATGAACCTAGAACAAAAAACAGGTTCTTTTTAGAGTTTCCAGATGATGTAGGTATTGAAATATGGAAAGTACAAAAATTTGACAGACCTAAATTAGATATTGATAATGTTGAAATTCAATGGTTTCATGAAACTCAATACTTTTCTAATAAGTATAAATGGCAACCATTAACAATAACATTATTAGATGTTATTGCACCATCAACGGGTCAACAAGTTATGGAATGGGTTAGACTACATGCTGAAAGTATTACAGGTAGAATGGGTTATGCTCAGGGATATAAAAAGAACTTAATATTAAAAAGTACAGACCCAACAGGAGTGTCTATCGAGAAATGGTCATTGGAACAATGTAATATTACCAATGTTGATTTTCAAGATAATGATATGGAATCAAATGAAGCACAAAAAATAACAATAACAATACAACCTCAAAGGTGTATATTAAATGCATAAAAAAAAGCCTGTTTTTAAACAGGCTTTTTTTATTAATTTATTACTATATTTTTTTGTAATATACTTTCAAAATCTATTTTCTGTAATTTAATTATAACATCATTTGGATCTGATGGAACACCATGATATGGATGTATATGTTGTATTAATGCATCTCTAATCATTTCCAATGATTTTACAATAACATCACCTCTACCTAATGGATGTCCATCTTTAAATATTTTATTTTTATATTCATTATCTAAATCATATGATCTGAATAAAGGTATACCATCATGTGATATAATCGCAATTTTATCTGACATAATAATATTTTCAGATATTGGATTGTTGTTTTTATCTTTATTTGTAAAATCTTGTAATATTATTGATGGATTTTTTTTATTCTTCTTTAATGGGTTGTTTTTTAAATGTTTTCCAACTCGAATTAAATTTTTATTATCTTTTAAAATAATATCATTATTTTTTCTACCAATTAAAGCAACATCATCTTTATCAGGGAAAACATCTTCTGCATCAGGGTATTGACTTAATGATGGTTGTGGCTTTGTTACACCTAAATGTGTAGTTGATAATGCTGTATATATTCCATCGTATTGAATGTTTTGTAATTGAGATATAATACTACCCATCCATAATCTACCTCTTTGAGGATGATCTGGATTTTCTAATAATATTCTTACAACCTCACCTTGTTTTGGTATAATGTGAAAAAATTTAGGTAAAAATGGATATGAATATGGTAAATCTGAATCATTTATCATGTTATCCAAATCAGGTATTCTAATTTTTAATCGACCACTTTCATACTCATCATTATTAGATATTACTTCACCCCAATAAACAATTCTATTAGTTTTAATATTTGATTCTGGACGATCAAAATTACTGTTATAAGTTATGTTATTTTTTTTAAAATATTTATTCATTTATTTCTACAAATTTTTCAATCAAAAGAATATATTCTTCTTCAACAATTTTTAAATTTTTCTCTAATTCGTTTAATTCTTTTTCTGTTTTTTCAATAAGATTTATTTTTTCTAAAATATTTTTTTTTGTTTCAATATGTTTTTTTTCAACAAATTTAATTTTATTTAAAATTTCATATTTTGAGTCCATAAAAAATTTATTTATTGTATTACACCATAACCTCTAGTTAATGTTATTGTTGATCCAATAGTTGCTACTGGCCCTGCTGGAGATGTACCTGCGGAAGAAACAGTTGTTCCCGGAGGAATTCCAACACTGATAATTGCTTCTTGTTGTAATGCTTTAATTATTTCTTCAATTCTAATTCTTTCCATTATTTCATCTGGAGATACACTACCAGACGGTAAATTACCAACAGGTAATCCAGCTTCAGATTTTCTAGCAATAATCTTAGAAGCTATTTTTGTTGGTGATAATCCAGTCCTGTTTGATGTTCCAAGAATAATTAAAGGTGTTGGTATTACAGGAGTTGGAGTGTTAATATTTAACACTTTTTCAAATGCACCAATTAAACTATTTAAATTATTGTAATCCATAATATTTCAAATTAAAACCCTGCTAAACTTTTCAAAATTCCGCTATATTGTGTTATCTTTTCTTTTACTATTCTTTTCATAAATGGTTTTATCAACCCATTTAATTCAGATTTAACAATATTAAATATTTCAGAATTAATTTCATTTTTTGCTTTTTCAGAAATACATTCTATTGTTTTCCTATTTTCGTTTATATATTCATCAATATTAGTATTGATTGTATTATTATTTAATTTTGAAATAATATTATTAAGTATTATTGTTTTAGGTGTTAAAATAAATGAATTTATTAATTCTAATTGAAAACCATTTATTAAATCTTTATTATATTTATCTTTTGCAGAATCAGTATTATTATCAGAATCATAAGTATTATTAAATATATTTTCCAATTCATTACCAATTGAATTATTATCAGGATTAGTATTCATGTTTTTAATACTATTAGATAACACATCAATATCTAATGATGTTTTAAATATACCACAACCCCAATTATATTCAACAAATCCATTTAAAATTGATTCTGATTTTTCTTCAATATTGTTTATTTCATCTACAGATAATTCATTTGACTCATCATAAACAATTTTTTCGATTTTCTTTTTAGTTTTTAATTTATTAATTATTTGATTTTTGTTTATATTATCATTATTCAAACCAAATAAATTATCAAAAATATTTGTTATGAATTCATTTTTGTTTGTTGAGTTATTTTCATATATGTATTCCTCATAAAAATCATTTACTATTTGTTGATCATTTAAAGGTTTTATAATTAATTCATCATTTATATCATTATATTCTGCAATTATATTGTTTATTTCTAAAGGTGTATTTGGGTTATTAATCGTTTGATATAATTTATAATCGAAACTATTAACATCATTCTCACCATAAATTAATTTACCTATATCATTATTAGGGTCTGTTTTTAATTTATTATTTACATCAATATTTTTGACAGGTAGTATTATTTCATTAAAATTTGTTTGAGATATTGTTTTATCTGAAAATGGTGATATTGTAGTATTCATCAACTGATTATTTAATATTGGAATACTATTATCATACGTTTTACTAAAAATACTTCCTAAAATTTTAAATAATCCATACCCACCCATAACAACAGTAGCTATATCTAATAAAAAACTTAATGGATCTTTTTTATTAGATATAGAAAATAAACTATCATTTGTTTTAATTTCTCTATTATTTTCACCAAAAGATTTAATAGAATTAATACTATTAAATATATCTTTTTTACTTGATATTAAACTCATCTACAATAGTTATCTTTTTTTTCTTGTGGCATTAGCAACCATATCAATTAATTCATTCCTTCTTTCTTCACTAACACTATTTTCCTCTTCATTATTACCACTATCGTTATTTTTATTATTAAAAACAACATCTTTTAATATTTTTAATAAAGCTATTTTTCTATCTTGTGTTTTAGATTCTTCAGCAATAAGTTTAATTATTTCTTGTCCAATAGCTGCAACTTCACCATTCTCTTTAACCTTAGCTTCCCATTTAGTAAATAAACTAACAATTCTACTTCTGATAATATGTGTGTCATTGTAAATTTCTTGCAATAAATCATTCACACTACTTTCATCAAATTTAATTTTTCTTCTTGACGGTCTAGGCATAATATTTCTTTTATATATAAATATTTACAATATATGTTTTATTCAAATAAATTTGATTTTTCTAAAAAATAAATTTCTGTAAATGGTTTCATAGCCAATCTAATTTCTTTTGTTGATAAACGTGTTTGTTCTTTCAAAAACAATAATATTTTATTTTTTGCAAATTTTTTAGATGTATTCATATTATATTCTGAATCTGCAACTTCTTCCATGAATAAAATATCCCAATTATCTAAAACATTAATTATAGCTTCTCCAACCATAATCTCTTCTGTTTTTAAATTTGATGAATTATCTAAAACTTCTTTAATTTTATCTATTATTAAATCTATTAATTCTATATATTTATCATCATAATCATCAATCTCATATAAAAAATCATCTTTTTTTTCTATTTCATTTTGATAATCATCATAAGGTAAATTAATTGTTTTTTCTTTACTTGTTTCTTTACTATGTTTTATATAAAAATTGCGAACAATAGTTTGACAATAACTAAATGCTTTTGGTTTTCTACCACCTTCTAAAATCCTATTTGGATTATAACTGATCATTTGTTCAATCAAATGTGATAATGCATATTGTTGAACCTCTTCTAAAGAATAATTACCTAAATGTAAAGGATATTTTTTAGATATTGATTCAACCATCTTTCTAAATGGTTCTTTTAAAACGTTCTCATATATTTCATTTTTTACTTCCTCAGAATCAGTTGTAATATAATCTATAACAGCTTGTTCTTCAAGATAGTCAAAATATAATTTTTTTTCTTTTTTCTTTCTACCCATGTATTTATTATTCCCATAATATTGTTATTTAAAACGGTTATATATATAAGTTTATATATATAACCGTTTGTTATTTTTTATTCAATTTCTAATTCTATATCTCTATCTGTATTAAAAAAATATTCTTTTTTTGCCGTTTTAAACCAAAAACCTCTTTCTTTAATACTCATAGTATCCATGTAATTTTTAAATAAACTACCATCTCTACCCTCAACATGTTTACATCCTATTTTAGGTAATACAAAAATCTTATGAGAATTATTTAACATTCTCAACATAAATTCATAATTAAATGCTAATTTTATTTTAGTTTTTAAACCTCCAATATCTTTAAAGAATTTAGTATTTATGATAGCACCACTAATTTTAAAATCACTAAATTCTTTAAGTTTATCTAATGTTAAGAATCCTAATTCGTTATCCTCACCAACAAATTGTCTAGACCAAGCATATTCATTTGTTAATTTTTGAGGTTCTTCTTTTTCATTTACTTCAATTAAAATATTTAACAGAACACCAACATTGTCTAATTCTTTTTCATTATAATAACTATCAAAACGACTCAAATAATTTTCGTTTAATTCATCATCATATTCTAAAATTAAAAAATATTCAGTTTTAACATATTTTGATGCGTGATTAATCTGTCCTTGAAATGAACTATCACCATCATTTTTAATAACTTCTATATTTTTTACTTTTGAATATTTAGATATTATATTATCATGTGTTTTTGTATTTGAAACAATTAAAATAAATGGATTATAATTAATTCTTTTTTGTTTCAACACACTATCAATACTTTCATTTAAATATTGTTCAACTTTTTCATTAAATTCGTGTACTGGAATAACTATTGTTGTATTATTTTTCTTCATTTTCTTTACTTTTTAAACTTTTTTCTAATGTTTCCAATCTATCATTTAATAGTTCAACATACAAACCAACAATATCATCTTTTTGGTCTTCTTGTCTATATTTTTTATTAATAGATTCAAAATTATCATTCATTTTACTTATAAAATCAGAATCTTCTAAATAATGTCCTAATACATTAGCGATCATATCAGGTATTTCATAAATATTTTCAGCCCAATAACCATATTTAATAGTTTCTTTATCAATATAGTCTGGTTTAATATCAGGTATTAATCCAATTGGAAATGTTTTTGTTTTGTAACATTCTAATGGAAAAGTACCAAAGCTAGAAATTCTATCAATCCACACAGCAGCAAAAGATTCATCCAACTTCTTAGCAAAATCCTGTCTAGATAATTGTTTAATATCATCTGTTTCAGAATATACCATACCATCAAAAGATAACCAGCTATATTGTGGATATTTCATATAAAACAATTTAACAATTTTAGTAATATCATTTTTATTTCTATATACTATTGGTATCGTTGGTTTTTTATTTTTTATTTTATTTTCAAAATAACTAGGAATACCAACATCAAAAACTTTAACATCGTAATAATTACCCATAGTATTTTCAAAATAATGTTTTAATGTTTCAGATGTAGTAAACACGTTTTTAATACCAAATTGTCCCCAATTAGAACCGGGTAATAATCCATTCAACATATAATCAAATGATTGTAATAATCCAATTCTAATTGACGGAATATTTTTTGTTTGTTCAAAAACATTCGTTAGAATTTCTGGTATTACAACAACATCTTCAGCACCAACTTTTAATTTTATATTTGATGCGTTTTGAATTTCAACATCCAAAATACTATCCTCAATCCAATAAGGTTTTTCTATTGATTCACCATTTACTAATAATTTAACATCATAACCCTCATTCTTCATTAAATGAGCATGATAAAAAATCTCATATATTGATGCTGATGGTTCTGTTACATCTGGTACAAAAAACAAAAATTTACTTTTTTTATTTTTAATGTTTTCAATTCTTTCTATAATTTTACTATTTTCCATTTTCTTCAATTTTTTTTATAATTTCTTTATCTTTGACCAAATCAATTAATTGTATAAATTCATGTTCACATTCAATATCATTATTATAAGGTCTTTTTAATTTAATAACCATTTTATCGTCTGGTTTATTTTTAAGTAATTCTGGATTAGTAGTAATTAAAACATCACAATCATCCCAAAATTCATAATATTCATCATAAAATTTATAATTTTTAAATCTAATCATAGACTTACTTAAAAAAAACAATGTTGGTGGAATTGAATGTAGATTTTCTTTTGATACAATTGTTATTTCAAAATCTTTGAATTTATTGATAAATTCATTTAAGTGTAAATCTAAACCTCTATACATTTGAGGTGCAGATCCAAAAATTTCAAAAACAAAATCCTCATACATAAATCTATTATATTGTTCTTCAGCAGTAAATTCCTTGCTTTCTGTTTTAAAGAGAAAAGGATCTGCTGCAGATGTACCATCATCATTAATTTGATAATCTTTTGGTGAAATATCTTCTGGAGCATCATCTTTAAGAATGTTTACTGATTCAACACCACTTTCCCATTTATATTTATTAAAATAATCAAACACATATTCTTCTTCTGGAACACCTTCTTCACCAAACTCTTGAACATACATTCTATCGAATTGAGTCCATTTATTTCTCAATATCTCATCAATTTCAATACTAATTCTAATTTTTTTATTCATAAACAAATTCTTTAATTTTTTCTACTAATTCTTTATTTAATTTTTTTAATTCATTTTCATGTTTTTTTATTAAATTTTCATTTGTAATATATTCAGGATTAATACAAACTAATTCAGTATTTGCCTTTGTTATATCTGGAATTAAAATATATTTAGAATCATCAGATTTAGTTTCTTTAAATACATCTCTAACCTTTTCAGTATAAAAATTCCATTGATCTGGTGGTATTTCTTTCAATCCAATATAAAATACATAAATATGTTTCATAATTTATTTGTTTTAAAATATTCTCTAAATACTTTATCAATATGTTTAATTAACGGATTTCTAACGTTATCATCAGCATCATTCATTTCAACAACATTAATACCATTAATTTTATTTTTAAATAATTTTATCAATTTAGATAAAGAACTTTCATTTTTATTTTTTAAATCTATTTGATTTGTATCACCAAGAATAATCATTTTAGAACTATTAGACAAACGACTCATAATTGTTTCCATATTACTCATAGATAAGTTTTGGCAATTATGGGTTAAAATATTATTAACATAATAATTATTATTGTCTTCAACTTCCATATTATATACTCTCTCAACACCATTATAAATAATATCTTTAATTTCTAAAGTAGTATTTTCGTAATCATTTTCATATGTATAATAATGTTTAAGATTAAAATGATTTTGATATTTATTTTGTAATTTATAATACATTGATGGATGAACATATTCTTTTATTAAATTTTGTAATATATTTGATCCATTTTTACCTATTCTTATACAATAATAATTTGTTTTATATTTTTCACCGTTTTCATTGGTTTTTTCTTTTTTATAGTTGAAAACTTTTGACTCTATATTAAACTTATTTTGTAAAATATTTACCAATATTTGATTTTCTTCTTTTGTAAATCCTTCTGAGTGAAAGCTGATATTAGATTCATCGTTATTATATTTATATATAGATCCATCATCCATATACCATAAAGCTAAACTTCTTTCAGTTATATATTTTTCAATATCAGATGTTATTTTTTTCTTACCATTATAAAAACTATTTACAAATTTTTTATCCAAATAAAAAGATTTTGTTCGGAATGATGATTGTATTTCACCAGTAAAACCGGATCTATAATTATTATTTGTTTTTGTGTTATATAAATCAGCACAAAATTTACAATATTCAGATTGTTTTAATGAATGATTTTTATTTAATCTATAAATATTTTTATCATTTTGTTTGTTTTTAGTAAACCCAGCATCACCTAACACAAAACCTAATAAAATATCATAATTATTTTCATTTAATATTGAATGATTCCCCATAGCATTTTTTCTTTTTATAAGTCTATCACCAATATTTAAATCTTTTAATTTTTTATATTCAATTTTACCATTATTATATATAGCAAAAGGATGATTATTTGTAGCAATTATTGGTTTTGAAGATGAAAACAATAATTTAAACGTTTCTTTATTATTAGTTATTCTTATAGAATTAATCTTTTTATATTCTTTAATTTTAGTATTTTCATTATAAGATAATACATAAATACTTTCATTTTTTAAAAAATGTTTATATAACATTTTCATGCTAATATATCTTTTATTTAAATTCTTGTTAAATTTAATAATAACTTTAGAATCCCCACCAACACATTCATCAACAATAATAATAGCATCGTCAATACTAGTACCCCTCAAAAAAGCAACTGGAAAAGGTTTAATTATTTCCTCATTTAATAAATTGTTTAATGATGCTTTACTAATAAATTTTTCTAAATTTAAATAATAACTCTGCATATATGGTTCTATTTTTTCCATATAATCACCTTTTAAAAATCCAATTTCTTCACCCTTTAAAGGTATTACAGATTTAATTAAGTATATTTTTCTATATTTTGATGATGTTTTTCTTATTAAATTTAAAGCATATCCAACACTAATATATGTTTTACCACTACCAGCCTGTCCAGAACAAATAGTTATTTCATTGTTTTTTATTGAATTAATTAATTCTTTTTGACTATCATTTTTAGATTTTATTGTAATATTATTTGGTATAATTTTATCAATTATTTTTCTCTCATCAATAATACGATTATCATTATACGCTTGAAAATCATTAAAATAATCACTTTTACCCATAAAATTTATTTTTATGATACAAATTTAAGTATTTTATGATAAATAAAAAACACTTTTTTTTAAATTTATTACTATTTATTAATAAAAATTATAAAATTTTATAATTATGGATGAAAATATGAATGCAAATATTAAAGATGCTATTAATAAGTTTAAGGAAAATAAAACTGAAGCTAAATCTTATAATATTCCAGAAAACAATGAAAAAGAAGCATCACCAACGTATAGTAATTATCATGAAACTGATCCAGATTTAATAGTTGGTTACGAATTAGTAGAATTACCATCAAAAAGTATTAATAATTATGGTGGAGTGGGTTTTGATGAATTTAAAGTTGAATACTTAACATCTAAAGATGAGGACGTATTAACAACACCATCATTAATTAAAAATGGTACTGTTTTAGACGTTTTATTAAAGAGAAAAATAAAACATAATATAAACCTTGATGAGTTATATTATGGTGATAAAAACGCTTTAATTTTGTTTTTGAGGACTTCTAGTTATGGATATAATTATGATGTTGAAGTTTATAATCCAAGAACAGATGAGGTATATAAAGATGTTGTTGATTTAAGTAAATTAAAATATAAAAAAATCACTAGAAAACCTGATGCTGACGGACTGTATAGTTTTGAATTGAAAAAAAGAAAAAAAATAATTCGTTATAAATTGTTAACATCTGGTGAAGAAAAAAGATTACTTGAAAAAGCAGATGCTATTAAAGAAGCATATAATAGTGAAGTATCTGAATATAATTCATTAAAATTGAAGAATCATATTATTAGTATTGATGGTAATACTAGTAGGGATTATATTAATAAATTTGTGGATGCTATGCCTTTAATGGATACATATGAATTAAGAAAAGATATTTTAGATGTTACACCTGATGTTGATATGGAGTATGAGTTTAAGGATAAAGAAGGTTTTAAATTTAAATCAAGAATTAGTATAGGTGTGGATTTTTTTTTCCCGAACATCTAGCAGGGAAATATAAAAAAATGGTGTTAGATGAAATGTATGCGTTAATAAAACATTCGAATTTTAGTTTTAATGATTTAAATGATTTACCAACATATAAAAGGAGATATTTTATTAATAAATTAAAAGATGATATAGAAGAGATAAATAAACAAAACGAAAGTATATCAAATAGTATTAAAAAGAGATGATTATGATCATCTCTTTTTTTTTATGAAAAAAATATAAACTATTTATATTAAATAATCTAAACTCATGGCAAAAAAAATATCAGATATAAAAAAAGATTATAATAGAGAAATTGAAGCTAGAAGAAGATTAATAGAATTAGAAGAACAAGAAATGAATTCTATTAGTCGAATTTTCAATGTTAAAGATAAAATATATCTATTAGAACAAAAATACAATCACGAATTAAAATCTAGAAATGATATGTATGATGCTTATGAAAAAAATAGAAAAGAAGCATCAAAAAATGGTGAAAGAATACATCAAAAGACATATGAAGCATTTAAAAAACAAGTTAAAATACAAGATAAAAAAATTAATAAATTAAGAATACAAAATAATTTATTACAATCTGGATTAGGTATAATTCAAAAAATGTCTTCTTTTGATTTACCTATTTTAAGTTATTTAATGGATTTTGATAAAACAATTAGAGATACTGCTGTTAGTATAGGTATATCTGCTGAAAGAACTGAACAACTTAGAAATAATTTTCAAGATGCACATAAAATTGCTACAAGATTAGGTGGTACTAGTAAAGATTTAGCTGAAATACAAACAAGTTTTGCTAATGAAACTGGTAGGGCTAAATTATTATCTGGTAAAATGCTGGGAGATATCATTAAAATATCTAAAGGTGTTAATATTAGTAGTGAACAAGCTGGTAATTTAGCAGGTCAATTTGAATTGGTTGGTTATAATGCTACAACAACAATGAATTATATTGAAAATGTTGTTGATATGTCTGAAAGGGTTGGTGTTAACACTGCTAATATTATTCAAAAATTAAATACTAATTTTAAAAAATTACAAACATATAATTTCAAGCATGGTGTTGATGGTATGGCTAGAATGGCTATATATGGTGAGAAATATAGAATGGATATGTCATCAGTATTAACATCAATGGATAAAGCTAGAAACCTTGAAGAAGTTATAGATATGGCTGCAAATTTACAGGTTTTAGGTGGTCAATTTGCAGCAATGGCTGATCCTATGGCTATGTTATTTGAGTCAAGAAATGATCCAGAAGCATATACTAAGAGAATAAATAATATGACTAAAGGATTAGTTTCATTAAGAGAGACAGCAGAAGGATATTCTTTCGAATTAGCATCACCAATGGCTAGAGATATGTTAGATAAAGCTGCAAAATCATTAGGATTATCAACAGAAGAACTAACACAACAAGCATTTCGTCAAAAAGAATTAATGACTATGAGACAACAAATGCTTGGTATGAATTTATCCAGAGATCAAAAACAATTAATAGAAAAATTAGCTAATTTTGATAATAAAACAGGTAAATTTACTGTTACTATTGGTAGTGAAGTTCATGCGTTAACAGATTTATCTCAAAAACAAATTCAACTATTAAAAACGGAACAAGATAGTTTACAACAAAGGGCTATAAATGCACAAACTTTTGACGATGCATATCAAGCCACTTTAAATGAATTAAAAACAGTGTTATTACCAATATTAAAAGGTGTTAATCTTGTTTTACAAAAAGCAAGACCAATTTTTACAACAATTAGTGACTTTTTAGAAGACCAAAAATGGTTAGCTGGATTTCTTGGGGGTGTTGGTATTTTTGCTGCAAGCA